CGTTTCTGCAGCCAACGCTACTGATGCAATTAACGTACTGAAGAACGCACTTAGCAACCTCACTGGCGCTACTGAAGCCTCTAAACAAGCGCTGTCAGGCAACGCGGAACAACTTAATAAGCTAGTAGAAGCAGCAAAAAATGAAGCCGCTACCGTCGGATTCAGTGCCAGGCAGAGAGCCAAATATGTGGCAGGACTCTTGGGGGCTAATGAAGCTGAAATTAAAGCGCTGGATTCCAGTTATGACCGAATAGAGGCTTATGAGAAAGAGCAGCAGGCTCTAAAAGACCAGGAAAAAGAGCAGAAGAAAGCAGCATCAGAGGCAGAGGCGGCGGCCAAACGTTCCGCCTCTGCGCAACAGCAGGTTGTTAATCAGCTTGACCAGTTGGCGGATAAATACCAAATAGCAGTTCTTGAGCAACGCGGGATGGGGCGTGAGGCTGCCGTTCTTGCAGCTCAGCAGCAGCTAGGAGCTGCGGCATCTCAACAGCAGGCGCAACAGGCGGGAGACCTTGCTGGGAAGCTTTATGATGTAGCAAAAGCTACTAAAGCAGCAAAAGAAGAAGAGCAGAAGCGTAAGGAATCAAGCCAGAACTTTGATGCACTTAGAGGTCAGGTATCTCCAGTAGCATCCGCAGACAACGCCTATCAAAAGCAAATTGAACAACTCAACCAATACGCCACCCTGTATCCGCAGCGAATAGCTGAGGTTGAAGCGGTCAGGGCTTCTATCGAGGAGCAATACCGGCAAAGAAGAATAGAAGCCATGTGGGATGAGTGGTCGCAGCAAAATGCCGCCACCGAGGCGGCATCAGCTGCTTTTACTGCATTTGGTAACAACGCTTCAAATGCTCTTACAGGGATAATTACAGGAAGTATGACTGCCAGTGATGCCTTGCGTTCAATTGGGAGCACTGTTCTTAACAGCGTCATTAACACCTTTGTTCAGATGGGCGTGGAGTGGGCTAAAAGCGCAATACTTGGCGCTACCACCCAACAGGCGGCCATCGCCACAACAACGGCCGCCCAAGTTGGTTCTCTGGCAACAACTACGGCTGCCAGTACGGCATCTGCAGCAACTACCACCGCAGCATGGACGCCAGCAGCGCTTGTTGCATCTATAGGCTCATTCGGTGCTGCCGCGGCTATAGGTGTCGGCGCACTGGTTGCGGCATTGGCTGTTGGTAAGGGCCTGGCGGGTAAGCGCAAGAATGGTGGACCTGTGTCGGCCGGCTCAATGTACCAGGTAGGTGAGGGCGGCATGCCTGAAATCTACCGAGCCAGTACCGGTAAGCAATTCATGATCCCTGGGGATAACGGTCGCGTTATCAGCAATAAAGACATGTCTTCTGCCGGGGCTGGGAGTGGTGGTGTAGTTATTAATGTCAACAACTACACAGGGGCGGATGTACAGACACGAACCAGAAACGATAACGGAAATCAGGTTATCGATTTGTTCATTCAGGACGTAGAGACCGGCGGCCCCATGTCATCCACACTAGAGTCAACTTACGGGCTCTCACGCCAGGCAAACGGAGACTACTGATGGCAGAAGTAAAATACCCGCCATTTCTGCCGCTACCTCAGCGTGCAAATATGAATATGACTCAGGATACCAGCTTCCGGCAAAGTAACCCGGCGGTTGGTCCTGCGGTCTTTACACCCATTACAACCGACCTCAAAACGACGTGGAACCTTAGCTGGATATTTACCCTTGAAGAGGCAGAGAGGTTCAAATCATGGCTAAGGTCTCCTAGCTACTGCAATAGAGGCCAGGCATGGTTCGATATACCTATTGACCTTGGCGATACGCAAGGTGTGCAGGTGCAGGAAGTTCATTTCATTACAATGCCAGTGCAGACCAGCAAGGAAGGAGTAGTGGTTACCTGGACAGCAGATATCATCTGTAACTTCTTAGAAGATATAACAGAAGATTATGACGACTGGATAGTTGGCTCCCAGCCTGGTGCTGGGTATTGGTACGATTTAATTGCTACGGAGATATTGCCAGATGCCAACGCTCCGTGAATGGAAAGAACGTCGACCAGCTTCAGACCTGAAACAAACAGTAGTTTTTTCTCACCCTGCCTTCGGCACGGATCGCCTGGTCAATAACTTGTTCGAGCCAGCCGTATTTAACGGTCAGATTTACCAGCCAACTCGTTTTGATTTCTCTGAGCCTGCACAAGATGGCACTACGACACTGAATGCTACGATAACATTCGCGGCTCTGTCACAGGACATTAAGCAAAGGCTAAAACTATGGCGAGGACCGGCCCGCATGGAGCCAATATCTTTCAGGTATGACATTTGGGAGAACATTGGCGATACGGCACCACTTAAAACCTACTCAATGTTCGTTCGTGATGTCGCAGCTGATGCAGAAAATGTGTCAGTTACCGTAGGCATGACCAACCCGCTTACTGTAGCTACCAGCATCATTTACACAGTAGAACTGTTCCCTGGCCTGAGTAATATCTAATGAACAAAAAAGATTTTATCCGGAAGGTTAATGGCCTGCCGTGGGCTGATCGCGCCTGTAGCTTTCAGGCTGTCGACTGCTGGGGGCTAATCGTACTTTATTTTCGGCATGTCGCTGGCATAGAAATCCATCAGACCCCGGACTACGAGTCAGGGCGAGATTTCATCACATGCTACGAAGGTGATCGCGTGTTCTGGGAATCAGGCTCTCGTTCCGAGGGGTGCATTGTGGTGTTTTACCGAGGAGAGCACCCGGACCACGTGGGTGTAATCATTGATGGCAACCGATGCTTGCATTCGCGCGGGCCAGGAGAAGGGGTAAGAATAGATCCACTCCCGCTACTTGAAAGAGCATTCACAAAGACGGAGTTTCTCAAGTATGGCGACATTTGAAATACAGCGCTTGCCTGGCGCACCCAAACAGCGAGGTCGTCTTGAGCCAGGCCAGTGCATGGTGGATTTCTTAAGCAACCAGAATCTTCACAATTCTGTCGTGATTAAGCTGAATGGCAAAGAGCTGTCTGATGACTTCGACATTAGTTACAAGTTCGGCATTGAAGATCATCTATCGGTATTCGACCAGCCTCAAAACATGGGCGGGATAAAAGACCTGATAAAGCTTTCAGCTCCATGGGAGGCACTAAACCCCATTAAGCTGACTAAAAAGGCTTTGGCAGCTTTGCAGAAAACGCTGGTCGGCGATATCAAGAAAACGCCATCAGTCGCTACCGGAGAGTCGCCAAATAACGACCTCACAGGGCAGACTAACGTTGCGCGCTTGTACAAGGGGCGGCCCAACATCTACGGGCAGGTCCGTTCATATCCCGATCTGATTCAGGAATCACTATTCGAATACATCAACAACAAAAAGTATGTCACTGAGTTTCTGGAAGTAGGTTATGG